ATTTACACGCAGGCAACCGCGTTCACCCCGCCGATCACCATCCCGGCGACGGTGACGCGGATCGATGTGCTGCGCCTTGCCATGCTCCAGACCGCGCTCTCGGAACTGATGTCGACCGGGGTGGTGCTGCATCCGGCTGACTGGGCTGCGATCGAGCTCCTGAAGGATGACCAGGGGCGGTTCATCGTTGGAAACCCGCAAGGGACGATCACCCCGACCCTCTGGGGCCAGCCGGTGGTCTCCACCCAGTCGATGGCAACGGGCAAGTTCCTGACCGGCGCTTTCCAGCTCGGCGCGCAGATCTTCGACCGGATGGACGCGGTAGTCGAGATCTCGACCGAGGATGACCAGAACTTCCGCAAGAACCTGGTCACGGTGCTCGCCGAAGAGCGTCTCGCACTCGCGGTCTACCGTCCTGAGGCCTTCGTGAAGGGTGACTTCACGGCGGCCGCAACCGCCGCAACCAAGGTCTGATGAACGGTGGAGGGCTGGCCTCAGGGTCAGCCCTTCCAACTTGCCAAGGAGATAGCCCATGCAGTTGCAGGCACTCGATACCATTCACGTGAGCGCGGTGGGCTCTGACAACATCACCACCGGCGAGATCTTCGAGATCGATGATCTTGCAGGCAAAAGCCTGATCGAACGCGGTCTTGCCATCGAAGTCGATGGCGCCCCGACCACCAAGGCTGGCTCGGCTCTGGCGCCAGAGGCGGCATCTGAGCCTGATACACCCGAAACCGCTGAACCTGCCCAGCAGCCGATTGCCAACAAAGCTGGCGCTAATACGCGCAACAAGGCCGGCTAATGTCCGAGATCGTCACGCTCGAGCCGCCTCAGGACCGGGCCGTGACGCTCGAGGAAGCGCGCCAGCAGCTGCGTATTGACACCCATGACGAGGATCTGCTGCTGGGCGCAAAGCTTGATGCAGCCCAGGCCGAACTGGAACTGCTGACCGGGCTTAAGCTTTGCCAGCAGACGCTCGAACTGCAGCTAGATGGCTGGCCGCAGGAAATCATCGTGACAGTTCGCCCGGTGACTGTTGCCGAGATCCGCTACACGGCGGCAAATGGTGCGACGGCAACTCTGCCCGAGGCGGACTATGTCGCCCGGCGGCGTAACGGGTTCACTCGCATCCGCCCGGCCTCAAACAAATCTTGGCCGACATTGGCCGACGACGGTCTCATTCGCATCACCTTGTCAGCCGGATTTGCCGATACCGACCCCGATCTCCAGATCGCCCGGGCTGCAATCTTGGTCAAAACCGCCTCGATGTTCGAAAACCGCGAAGGCGCACCCTGTCTAGCCTTCGATACGCTGGTGGGGCAGCTCCAATGCCGCTGGATCTAGCCTCCAAGCTCGACACTCGGATCCGGATCGAGCGGAAGGTAGTGGCCCGCGACCCGCAATACGGCACTGAAGCCGTCACCTGGACCGAATTTGCCTGTGTCTGGGCCGAGGTGAAGGACATTCTGCCCTCACGGGCCGAGCGATTGGCGGACAACATCCAGATCGCCCGCCGGCCATCGCGCATCCGCATCCGCTATCTCGCCGGTATTTCGGCGGACATGCGAATTATCATCGATAACCGCACCCATCAGATCATTTCTGGTCCGGCAATGCTGGGTCGTCGAGAGGCCATGGAGATCATGGTCGAAGAATTGAGCAGCGAAGGAGAAGCCCCATGACTATCAGGCTCAAGGGCGGCCCCGAACTGCTGCGTCTGCTGGACGAACTGCCCAAGAACCTCGAGCGCAACGTCATCCGCGGGGGGCTGCGCGCCGGGGCCAAGGTTATCCAGCAGCAGGCCAAGGCTAATGTTCCGGTCCGCACCGGCAAACTCAAGAAGACGATCGGGATTGGCACGCGGACTGATGGGTCGAAGCTCTCATCTTACGTCAAACTGCGGGGCAGCGGCTCTTATCTCGGGCTCTTCGTCGAATATGGCGTTGCGCCCCACCTGATCTCGGTGTCCGAGGCCGACAAGCCGGTGCGTCAGACCCGGCATGGCCCGCGCGCTGTCTCAATCGGCACGATGAACAAGATGCTCAAGCGCGGCAGCCTCAAGATCGGCGAGAACTTTGTCGGGCCCGTTGTCATGCACCCCGGCCACGCCGCCAGGCCGTTCCTGCGACCCGCGCTCGATCAGAAGGCTGAAGAAGCGGTCAATGCGATGGGGGCCTACATCGCCCACCGCGTGCAGATCGGCGATCTTCGCGCTCCGACCCTTGAGGTCGATGAAGAATGAACGGGGTCATTGCGGTCCGCTTGCTCCTGGTGGCGGACACTGGGCTGACGGCGCTCGTTCCAGAGGCGCGGATCGCGGCTGGTAGCCTGCCGCAAGGCACAGCGCTCCCGGCAATCTCGCTGATGTCGGTCAACAGTGTCGATCGCAACATCCCTGCGCCGGGCACGAAGCGCCGCGTCACCGAGCGCGTTCAGGTGACTGTGCTGGCGCGCACCTATCCCGAAACCAAGTCCATTCTTTCCGCGATCCGCACGGCGGCCGCCGACAAGATGCCCCAGATCGACGGGCTGACCGACGTCACCGTGCACACCGATTCCGCCGGGCCTGATTTCCTCGACGAGGAGACCGGCATCCACATGCAAAGCCAAGATTTTCGCGTTGCATTCAACGAGGCAAGGTTAGCCTCACCTTCATAAGGACCTAGATTATGACCGTTCGGACTTCCGCCGGCACCACTCTGAAGGTGTCGGCCTCTACCCCTGCGACCTTCGATGCCACCGGCTACAACGCGCTTGCCATGACCGTGGTTGGCGAAGTGTCCGACCTCGGCGAGTTTGGCCGCGAGTTCAATCTCGTGACCTTCAACCCCGTGGGCAGCCGCGGCGTCGTCAAGAAGAAGGGCAGCTTCAACCAGGGCACGATGCAGATCCAACTGGGTCTCGATACCGATGACGCCGGTCAGATCCTGCTGAAAACCGCTTCGCTGTCTGATGCGGATCACAGCTTCCTCGTCACCACCCAGAATGGCGACAAGTACTACTTCCAGGCGCAGGTCATGAGCTTCAAGGTCAACGTAGGCTCGGTCGATCAGATCACGACGGCCACTGTCCAGCTTGAGCTTACCACCAACTCCGCCGGTGTGGGCATCGTCGAGGTGCTGGCGCCCTAGTGATTACATTCTGATCAATGATTGACATTTTGAGGGTAGAGTGAACATATGGGCCTCAAGGAGACATTGACATGCAAGCCGCACACACCGCCCGGCAGCTTGACCGCAAAGATCTGACTGGCCCTGCTCTCAGGACTTTTTTCAGGATTGCCGAGGCCTGGGGGCTGAAAGAGCAGGAGCAGATGCGCATTCTGGGCCTCGACAGTCGCTCCACCCTTCAGTCGTGGAAGCGGGGGGCGGTGGCTGCCATTCCCAAGGACGCGCTCGAGCGCATTTCCTACGTCATGGGCATCTACAAGGGATTACAGATCCTGCTCCCAAAAACTGCAAACGAATGGGTGCGTAAGCCAAACCAGGCGAGTATCTTTGGTGGCCGCCCAGCTGTTGATCGCATGACTTCAGGCAATGTCGCCGATCTCTATGTGGTGCGCCAGTATATCGACGCCCAGCGCGGATGACCGATATCCCGATTGCCACGGTCGACTGGCGTCCCTGCTATCGGATCATCTCGAGCCGGTTCCCGCCAGTGGGGCTTTTCGATGCGGTTGCAGACCCTTATGATCTCGAGGCCGTTTTCCAGATCGAAGACATGACCAATGATCGCCTGCGGGACGAAGTTGGAGATATCTCGCTTGTTCTGCCAGAGGATCGGATTTCAGGGCCAGGCACCACGCCAATCATGGCCGCCTTTACGCATCTTAATGTCGAGGGTGATCGCTTCACAGACGGAACCTACGGGGTGTTCTACGCCAGTAATGACGTTAAGACCGCGGTCGAAGAAACCAAGCATCACCGTGCCCGGTTTATGCTGGCCACTAACGAGCCAGCGCAGGAACTCGACATGCGGGTCTATGCGGTCGATCTCCAGGCTGACCTCCATGACATCCGCACCATGCAGGCCAGTCATCCAGCCTGGTATCATCCGACCAGTTACGCCATGTCGCAGGAACTGGCGCGCGGCCTTAGGGAAAACGGCTCCAACGGCATTGCCTACGCCAGCGTACGTATGGTTGGCGGTGAGTGCGTCGCGGTATTCCGGCCCCGGCTGCTCTCCAACTGTCGGCAGGAGCGGCACCTTTGCTACGTCTGGGACGGGCAGTCGATTGCCATGATCTACGAAAAGAAGAACTTCGGCTAACTGGTCAGCAATCGCCGCAATTTGTGCGGCGAATAGACCCCTCAATCACCGCATGAACCACAGGCTTCCCGACAAGATCGGGAGGCCTGTTCGTGCCTGTTATCCATAATGCAGGAGATACCCCATGTTCGATATCACTACGCTTGCCGCGGCCGACACTTCGACCCTCGAGCTCGTCGGCGGCGACGATGCGCCGCTCTTCGACGAGAAGGGGGGGCGCCTCTCGATCACGGTCTATGGCCCGGGCTCGAAGGTCTACCAGCGCGCGCAGGCCCGTCAGCAGAACCAGTTGATGGACAAGATCAAGAAGCGCGGGAAGATGGATCAGTCGGCCGAAGAAAAGCTCGCCGAACAGGCTGATTTTCTAGCCGCTTGCACGGTCAGCTTCAACGGCTTCACCTATCCGCCTGCGGATGGCCTCGAAGGCCAGGAACTGTTCCGCAAGGCCTACGCCGACCCCTCGATCGGCTTCATCGCCACGCAAGTTGCAGCCCACATCAATGACTGGGCAAATTTTACGAAGAGCTTGGCGGAGAGCTGAGCCTTTACGTCCGGCAACTGGCGTGGCTTGGCACGGCGCCCAAGCCGCGCACCAACAAGCACACCAAGCACGACGCTGATGCTGAGCCGCTGACCCGGCTACAGCGCATGGCAATCGACGACCTCGCCCCCGACTTCCCACCGATCCGCACCCCATGGGTGATCGACTGGCTCATGGAAGTAGGCCCGACTGATCCCGGTGCCATGGGCGCAGTTCCTATTTCATGGGGCTCCATCGAGCATTGGCAGCGCTGCATGGGGCACGATCTCACCCCATGGGTCGCAAAGCTGCTGCGCCGTCTGTCAGTCGAGTTCGTCACTGAGACAGTCCGCGCGCGCGAACCTGATTGTCCGCCGCCATGGACGGCCACCGCCAGTCTCAACCGGGATGAAGTCTCCCGGAAGGTTACAAATGCCTTCCGGGCGATGATGCTGCCCAAGGAGCCTGCACCATGAAAGCTGGCACCCTTGAGATTGAGATGATCACCAATGTCGCCCGTCTCCAGAAGGAGATGGCCGACATGAAGCGGACGGTGGCTGGCGCCATGGGCGATGTGGCGGACTCCGCTGCCCGGGCAGACAAGGCGCTGAATGCGGTTGGCGGCGGCGGTGTCACCCGCATGGGCGGCTCCGCCAAGCTTGCCGGCCACCACGTCCAGAACCTCGTCTATCAGCTGAATGACATGGTCGCCGGCCTGTTCTCCGGACAGAAGCCACTCACCGTGTTCATGCAGCAGGGCACCCAGATCGGTCAGATCGGGATGCAGGCGGGTGTCGGGATTGGCGGCATGGCACGGGCACTGGTGGGTCTCGCGGCAAGTTCAGCTGCGGCAGCTCTTACCAATCCCTATCTTCTGGCCGCCGCCGCCGCAGCTGCGCTCGCGTTTGGCGCATTCAAAATGTTCCAGTCGAGCGTGAAGCAGACGGGCGAGCTCGACAAATATGCCCAGAGCCTCGGTCTCACCAAGAAGGAGATGGAGAAGCTGGGCCCAGTCGGGATCACCATCGGCGACACAATGAAGGGTCTCTGGAAGACTGTCTCCGATGGTCTCAACCTCGGCTCGGCGTTCTCCACCCTCAAGGACTGGGCGGTGACCGCCTTCGAGGCTGTCATGCAGGTGGGCAAATACGCTATTGCCTTCATCTATGCAGGCTGGGTCGGCGGGTTCAACGCGATCAGGATTATCTGGTCCTCGCTCCCGGGCGTGATCAGCGAGGCTGCCGTCGGCGCAGCCAACCTTACGATTAGCGGCGTCGAGTTCATGGCAAACAAGGCGATCGCCGCCATCAATTGGTTGGTCGACCGGGTAAACCCACTTCTGGACCGGGTCGGGCTCTCCTCCATCTTGCGGATCGAGAGCGTTACTCTGCCGCGCATGGAGAACAGCTTTGCGGGCTCGACTGCGCGCATGGGCGCGCAGGTCCGCGGCGAGTTTGCCTCCGCGTTCGGCGATGCCATGTCAATGATGGACAGCTTCTCGGCCAAGTGGCGTGAGAACAGCATAGCGGCTGCCAAGGCCCGGCTCGCAGCCAAGGCCGAGGAAATCCGCGGCGACAAGACCGACAAGGCCGCGAAGGGCCCCAAGACAACCGAGGCCGAAAAGGCGCTCAAGGCAGCCCAAGACTTTGCCCGCAATCTCGAGATCGAGACGGCCAAGATCGGCAAGACCCCGATCGAGATCAAGCGGATGGAAGTGGCGATGGCGGCTCTGAAGGCGCCGACCGATGAGGCGCGGCTCGCGATCCTTCAGGCCGGCGAAGCCTGGGAGCAGGCAACCAAGGCGCAGGCCGAGAAGGATTTTGTCCGCAACACTGTCGCCCCGCTCGAACTGCAGGTCGCGATGCTGGACAAATCGACCAAGGCGCAGGCGCTTGCCAATCTCGAAGCCGAGAAAGAGCAGATCGTCCTCGAACGCGGGGCGGCCGCCTGGGAACGATACCGCGCGGCCAAGACCGCGCTCATCGAGCATGACTTCGCCGTTCGGGGTCAGGAACAGTACCTCAAGAGCCTCGAAGATATGGTTTCGGCGACCGAGCAAGCCGCCCGGGGCATGGCCGATGCCTTCGGCTCAGTTGGGGGCGCGATCGGCGGCATCACGGTAGAGATTACGCGCTTTGCCTCCGAGCAGGCCGCCGCCGCCAAGCGCGTGGCTGATGCCGAGCGGGAATACGGCAAGACCTCGTTCCAGTTTGCCGATGCCCGCACAGCGCAGGCCTCGGCCGAGATCAACCACTATGGCAACCTCGCGTCCGCCGCGAAGGGGTTCTTCAAGGAAGGGTCCGACGGCTACAAGGCGTTGCTCGCCGCCGAAAAGGTGTTCCGCGCTTTCGAACTGGCCATCGCCATCAAGAATGCGGCGGTGAAGATCGGGCTTATCGGCGCGCAGACTGCGGCAAAGGTCACCAGCGACACTGCCATGGCGGCTTCCGATACCGCGCGTGCCGGGGTCGAACAGGGCAACTCGATTATCACGACCGGCATCAAGGCGGTCGAAGCGGTGGTGAACGCGATCCGCTCGCTGCCGTTCCCGCTCAACATTGCAGCGGGCGCCATCACTGCAGGCGTCATCGCCTCGCTTGGTATTGCGATCGGCGGTACCTTTGGCGGCTCGCAGAAGCTGCCGGCAGCCAATGAAGGGACTGGCACGGTGTTTGGCGATGCCAACGCCAAGTCCGAGAGCATCGCAAACGCTATCGATCACCTGCGCGAGGTCGATACGCTCACCATGCGCTACTCCGCCGCCATGCTGGCCGCGCTCAAAAATATCGAGGCCAACATTGGCGGCCTCACCAATCTCATCATCCGTACTGGCGGGATCGAAGCATCGGCCGCCGGGATCCAGACCGGCACGAAGCTGACAGGCCTGCTGGGCGCGACCACCTCGGTGCTCACCAGCGTCTCGAACTTCCTGGGCTCCAAGACCGGATCGCTGATTGGTGCTGGCATCGGCATGGCCATTGCCGGGCCCATTGGCGCTGCGATCGGGTTCCTTGGCGCCAAGCTGCTGGGTGGTCTCGGCAAAGTGCTCGGCAGCGTGGCCAATGCGCTCTTCGGGACCAAGACCAGCATTGTTGGCCAGGGCATCTACGGCGGTGCGCAATCGCTGGGATCGATCCTCTCGGGCGGCTTCGATGGCAGCTATTACACCGACATCAAGAAGACGAAGAAGTTCTTCGGGATCAGCGTAGGCTCGAGCTATTCGACTCAGTATTCTGCTGCGAGTGCCGAGCTCGAGCAGCAGTTTGGCCTGATCTTCCGCGGCTTCTATGACGCCATCTCGGCGACTTCCGGGCCCTTGGGGCTCTCGCTCGACGAGGTGCAGACGCGGCTGAATGGCTTTGTCATCAACATCGGCAAGATTGATCTGAAGGGCCTGACCGGTGACCAGATCCAGGAGAAGCTGACCGCCATCTTTGGCGCAGCCGCCGATAATCTTGCCCGATACGCCGTGCCCGGCCTCGAGCAGTTCCAGAAGGTTGGCGAAGGCTACTTCGAGACGTTGGTCCGCGTGGCCTCCAGCATCGAGGCGGTAACCTCGTCGCTGAGCCTGCTTGGCACATCGGTCGAGGGCCTGTCGCTGTCGGCCAAAATGAACCTGTTCGACTTGTTCGGCTCGGCCAGCGACATGGCGTCGGCCACCGGCGACTATTTCTCGCTCTTCTACACCAAGGCCGAACAGGCATCTGCCCAGACGGCGCAGATGGCGAAGATCTTCGAGAGCCTCGGCCTGACCTTGCCGGACAGCATCACGGGTTTCCGAGCGCTGGTCGAAGCACAGGATCTCACCACCGAGGCGGGCCGCGCAGCTTACGTCGCGCTGATCCAGCTTGCGCCTGCCTTTGCCGAAGTGATTGGCGCGGCGCAGAATGCAGCAAGTGCTGCGGCGATTGCGGACGAACGCCTGTCGCTCGAGCGCCAGCTGCTCGAACTGCAGGGCGATACAGCCGCGCTGCGGGCGCTCGATCTGGCTCAGCTTGATGCCTCCAATCAGGCGCTCCAGCAGCAGATCTGGGCGCTGCAGGATCAGCAAAAGGCGGCCGATGAAGCGGCTGCCGCAGCTGAGAAGCTACGTTCGGCATGGAGCCAGATCACTGACAGCCTGCTGTCCGAGGTTGCCCGTATTCGTGGGACCATGGATGGCGGGACCAAGAGCTACGCGCAGGCGCTCTCCGAGTTCAATGTGGCTACCACCGCGGCGCGGGCCGGGGATCAAGAAGCGGCGAAGTCGCTGCCAGGGCTTAGCCAGACCCTGCTCACCGCGGCCGCTGATGCAGCGACCTCGGCGCAGGATCTCGCACGTATTCAGGGGCAGACGGCGGCCAGCCTTGAGCAGACCGTGGCGATCATCAATGCCATGGCGGGGCTCAGCACGGACACCGCAGCCGCGGCAGCCCCCACATCGGCCGCGCCCTCCTGGTGGGAGCAGTTTGCTAGCACCCAGGCCGCGACCGCAACCTCAGCCGCCAATGACAGCGCCACGGTGCTGATCGATGGGCTGGCGGCGCTCAAACAGGAGCTTTCCGACCTGCGCGATGAGCAGCGGATTGCGTCCGCCACCATCGCTTCGGGCACGAGCAAGACCGCCCGGATCCTCGAGCGGGTGACGCCGGATGGTGACGCGCTGGCCGTGAGGAGCGCAGCATGAAGCTGCTGCGCCCGACCACATTGACAGACGCGATGCTCACCAGCAGCACCGCGGCTGAAAACGACTATCCAGTCTGGAGCTCAAGCACGGCCTATGCGGTTGGCGCCCGGGTTATCCTGACCACGCCGCACCGCAAATATGAGGCCTTGGCAGCTTCCACCGGCATTAACCCGGCAAGTGATCCGACCAAATGGCTGGATCTCGGCCCGACCAACCGCTGGGCCATGTTCGATGCGCGTGTGGGCACGGCGACGACTCGGACAGGATCGCTGCAGGTCGTGCTGGCACCTGGCGCTGCCGATGGCCTGGCGCTGATCGATACCGACGCCGAAAGTGTCAGTGTCTCGCTCAGTGTTGGCGGCAGCGTGATTTACAGCAAGAGCCAGAGCTTCAACATCGGCGGCACGGCGATCGACAACTGGTTTTCGTGGTTCTTTGAGCCCTTGGGGCGCAAGTCAGGCATGCTGTTCCTCGACGTGCCGGTTTACGAAAGCGGGGTTCTGACCCTGACATTGACCCGGGATAATCCCGCCGATGCGGTATCCTGCGGCACCCTGCTGGTCGGCCGCCAGTTCGACATTGGCGATACCGAGCACGGCGTCGATCTTGGGATCATCGATTATTCGAGGAAAGAAACCGACCAGTTCGGGGTGACCTCGGTGGTCGAGCGCGCCTTTGCCAAGCGCATGAACGCCCGGGTCGTCATGCAGACCAGCGCCGTTGATGACGTGCACCGCACCCTTGCCTCCATCCGCGCGACACCGGTGCTGTGGATCGGCTCGGAGAGCTTTGAGAGCCTCACCGTCTTTGGCTTCTACAAAGAGTTTTCGATCGACCTGGCCTACCCGACGCTGAGTTACTGCAGCCTGACAATCGAGGGCCTGACCTGAGCCGTTCAGGCCTGATCTCTCCCGTTTGAGGGACTTTCCATGACTATCACGACCCTGCCAGCGCCGCCCACCCGGGCGGACGCGACCAATTTCAATGCGCGCGCCGATGCCTTCCTCTCAGCGCTCCCGACATTCGTCTCGGAAGCCAATGCGCTGGCGGGCGAAGTGAACGGCTATGCCAGTACGGCTGCGGCCAGCGCTGCCACGGCGACCAATGCGCCCGGGACCAGTGCGACCAGCACCACCGGCCTTGCTGTAGGAGCTGGGTCGAAGTCGTTGACGATACAGACAGGCAAAGCCCTGGTCGTGGGACAGTGGGTCACCATCACTTCGACGGCGACGTCAGCCAACTGGATGCATGGCCAAGTCACAACCTATAACAGCGGCACGGGCGCACTCACGGTCAATGTGTCAGCGATTGGCGGAAGCGGCACCTATGGAGCCTGGACCATCGGCCTCAGCGCGCCATCCCAGTCGAGCGCTGCGCTCCTATCGACCTCAAGCTATGCTGACCCTACCTGGTTGACCTCGCTGGCCGCCTCAAAGCTCACCGGCACCGTGCTCATTGCAGGCGGCGGTACGGGCGCGACGACCGGGGCCGATGCGCGCACCAACCTGGATGTCCCTTCGCGCTCGGGTGTGGGGGCAACAGGTACTTGGGGGATCTCGATCAGTGGCAATGCCGCAAGCGCCAATACGGCGACGACTGCTACCGTTTCGGGCACAGCCAATGCCCTTAACACATCAAGCTCATATCAAGTGGGTTCGTTCGGGATCGGGACCGCTGCATCTGGCGTCGCCGGTGAAATCCGCGCCACCGGCGACATCACCGCGTTCTTTGCCTCGGACGCGCGGCTTAAGGAAAACGTCCGTCCGATCGACGGTGCGCTTGGTGCCGTGCTCGCAATTGGCGGCAAGACCTTTGATTGGCGCGACAGCCATATCGCAGCGCGGGGCGGTGAAGACGGCCTTTTCGTGCGCAAAGCCGACTTCGGGGTGATTGCGCAGGACGTCGCGCGCGCCTTCCCGCTCGCGGTCTGTACGCGGCCTGACGGCCACCTCGCGGTCGATTACGCCAAGCTGGCCGCGCTCGCGTTCCAGGCCATCGTCGAACTCAAAGCCCAGGTTGATGATCTGCGCGTGCAGCTGTCTTCATTGCCCATAGCTGGAGCCGCCGATGCCTGAGCAGGATCCCGCCGTAGAAATGGCGCTCATCCGGGCCGACCTCGAGGCAGTCCAGGAGGAGCTCAAGGCAGTGCGCAGGGAACTCAAGGATCTGCTCGACGCCTGGAACACTGCCACCGGCGTCGTGCGCTTCGTCAAGTGGCTCTCGACCCTGGTCGCAGCGATCGCGGTGATTACGGCCGCGTTCAAAGGCTTTTCAGGCCGCTAACCTCTCGAAGGAGAATATCCATGAACCCGCTACCGCCAGCGTACCGCTGGCTTGATGATCTGCAACCACTGCCAAAGATGGTGGCGGAAGCGCGAAAGCTTTTCGGTACTGTCGAAGCCAAAGGCGCCGCCGACAATCCGGTGATTCTGGGCTGGGCCAAGGAGCTGGGGCTGGCCAAGATCTACAACCATGATGAGATCCCTTGGTGCGGACTGTTCACAGCCATTGTCGCTAAACGAGCAGGCAAAGCGCTGCCGAGCCAGCCGCTCTGGGCGAGGAGCTGGGTGAACTTCGGCAAGGACGGGAGCGCTAAGCCGCAGCTCGGCGATGTGCTTGTCTTTCGCCGCGGTGATACCTCTGGCCATGTCGGGCTTTACATCGGCGAGGACTACGGCGCCTTTCATGTGCTGGGCGGGAACCAGTCGGATGGCGTGACTATCACCCGCATCGGTAGGGATCGCTGCATCGCGGTCCGCCGCCCGGTTTACAAGGCAGCCCCCGCGACCGCGAAGCCGGTTGAACTGGCAGCGACGGGGGTGCTCTCCGTGAGCGAAGCCTGATCCACCCATCCATTGCGCATTGCAGATGGATCATCCCGCCCGCCTTTCGGCGGGCTTTTCTTTGGAGAAATGACATGGAAGACCTCAAACCCTGGTGGACATCCAAGGCCATCTGGACCGGCGTCATCGGCAGCCTTTGGGGCGTTGCCGGCACGCTTGGCGTTCTGCCCACTGGGCTCGATCAGGCTGATGTCCTGACTGTGGTTCTGGCGCTGACCGGCATCGGCGGCGTCCTCTTTCGCAAGACGGCGACGGCTCGCATCGGCTGATTTCAAGGGTGGGGGCTACGGCTCCCGCCCCCCTCTTTTCCCAATCAGGTGCATCGATGACCAGGCTGACCATTCGGCGGGGCGGCACGAGGCGGCTGCGCGCTACTCTTTATGCAGATCTGTCCGCCGGGACGCGGCGGAACCTTACCGGCCTTGCCGTGCTCGTCGTTGATCAGAGCCCGAACATTGCCGCGCCCTTAGTTTCGATCCGCGTGCCTGCCACCGACGGCGAAATCGAAGTGCTCTGGAGCGATGAGCAGACCGCTGGACTCAAGCCCGGGGCGGGGCGGGTCTGGCTGATGATTGGTCTGGAAAATGACAGTGGGGAGCGTGAGGTCCTGCCGACCTTCACGTTTGATGTCCTGTGAACGGCGGTATCCAGATCCTCGAGACCGTGCAGACCATCGTCGTCGAGACCGAGGGCATCGCCGGGCCCAAGGGCGAAACTGGCGCCACCGGTCCTCCGGGCGAGCAAGGGCCGCCAGGCCCGCTCAGCAATCTCAACGACCTCGCTGATGTCGAGGCCAGTGCGCCCGAAGGCGGCGACATCCTGACTTTCTCGTCCCCGGACAACCGGTGGACCAACACGAATTCGGCCAGATTGGTCGATGGAGGTAATTTCTGATGGCCAATACCCTGCGTATCAAGCGCCGGGCCGCAGGCGGCCCGGCCGGTGCTCCGACCTCGCTTGCCAATGCTGAGCTCGCATTCAACGAACAGGACAACACCCTCTACTATGGTACCGGCACGGGCGGTGCTGGCGGCAGCGCCACCTCCGTCATTGCCATCGGCGGGCCCGGGGCATTTGTCGGGCTGTCGGGCGACCAGACCATCGCCGGGGCCAAGACCTTCTCCGCCACGATTTCCGGCTCGATCGATGGCAATGCGGGGACCGCGACCAAGCTGGCGACCGCGCGGACTTTCTCCATCACGGGAGACGCCGCGGGCTCGACAAGCTTTGATGGTTCGGCCAACGCCTCGATTGCGCTGACCCTCGCTAATTCCGGCGCGACCGCCGGAACCTATGGCTCTGCGACGCAGGTTGGTCAGGTGACGGTCGATGCCAAGGGGCGTGTGACCGCGGCCAGCAATGTCTCGATCACGTTCCCGGTCATGTCCGTTGCAGGACGCACCGGTGCCATCACGCTTTCCACATCCGATGTCTCGGAAGGCACCAACCTCTATTACACGGACGCCCGGGTCCGGGCGAACCGGCTTGATCAGCTGGCCGCCCCGACGTCTGCGCTGGGCCTCAACAACCAGCGGATTACCGGTCTCGCAGATCCGGCCGCGGCGCAGGATGCTGCGACCAAGAATTACGTCGATCTCACCGTGCAGGGTCTCGATCCCAAAGCTTCGGTCAAGGCAGCGTCTACCGCGAACATCGCTTCGCTTTCCGGGACCATGACCATCGACGGGGTGGCACTGGTGGCAGGCGACCGCGTGCTGGTGAAGGACCAGACCACAACGTCCGCGAACGGCGTCTATGTGGTTGCCGCTGGTGCTTGGGCCCGCGCACTCGATCTCTCGACCTGGGATGAGCATGTCTCGGCATACCTCTTCGTCGAGCAGGGTACGGTGAATGCCGACGTTGGCTATCTCTGCACCGTTGATGCAGGTGGCACGCTCGGCACCACCGCGATTACCTTCGTCCAGTTCAACGGCGCGGGTCAGGTGGTTGCCGGCAATGGTCTCACCAAGACGGGGAACACCATTGATGTCGGGGCAGGCACCGGTATTGCTGTGGCGGCTGACACGGTCGCGCTGACTGGTCAGGCCCTCGCGCTGCACAACCTTGCTACCAATGGCATTATTGCCCGCACGGGATCTGGAACGGTTGCTGGGCGGACGCTGACAGCCGGTTCAACCAAGATCGCTGTCACCAACGGCGACGGCGTTGCTGGAAACCCAACCGTGGACGTCAACGAAGCGAACCTGACCCTTGGCAACATTGGCGGCACGCTGGGCGTGGCCAAGGGCGGTTCGGGGACGACCACGCTGACCGGCTATCTCAAGGGCAATGGCATTGCCGCGTTCACAGCGTCTGCGACGATCCCCAATACGGACATTTCGGGCCTCGGCACTATGTCGACGCAGGCAGCCAGCTCGGTCGCGATTACCGGCGGTTCCATCGACGGAATTACTCTTGATGGTGGTACGTTCTGATGGCGAACACTATCCTGCTCAAACGGTCCTCGACCGCCTCAAGCGTGCCTGCAGCCGGCTCGCTTCAGGCCGGGGAGCTGGCCGTCAATCTGGCCGATCAGAAGCTTTATTCTAAGACCGCCGGCGGCACTGTGGTGCAGGTCGGGTTCGGCAATCTGACATCAGCGATGGTGACAACCGCGCTTGGGTTCACGCCCTACAACGCTACCAACCCCAGTGGTTACATCACCAGCAGTGGATCGATTACCGGCTCCGCCGGATCTTGCACGGGCAATGCCGCGACCGCGACCAAGTGGGCAACCGGGCGGACCATTGCGCTCACTGGCGACGTGAGCGGGACCAGCGCTGCCTTTGACGGATCTGCCGCGCTCTCATTTGCAACAACGCTGGCGAACTCTGGCGTAACGGCTGGGACCTACAATAAGGTCACGGTCGATTCCAAAGGACGGGTTACTACCGGCGCTTCGCTTGCGTCCGCAGATGTGGCTGGAGCCCTTGGGTATACCCCTGCAAACAAGGCTGGAGAGAGTTTTAATGGCTCGATTTCTGTGAGCGGGACGATCACTGCGACCGGCGACATCACCGCCTATTCTGATGAAACTCTCAAGAGTGACATTAGGACCATCTCGGGCGCTCTGGATCTCGTCGCCAGCATGCGCGGGGTCACCTTTACCCGGATCGACACAGGGCTTCGCGGTGTTGGCGTGGTCGCCCAGGAACTGGCGGCAGTCATCCCAGAGGCAGTTCTGGCTCACGATGATGGCTTGTTCTCGGTTGCCTACGGCAATCTGGTTGGCGTTCTGATTGAGGCGGTGAAGGACCTCGCCGGCAAGGTCGAGCTCCTTGAGGCCAGAACATGACCCTCCAGTCGTCAGGGGCGATTTCGCTCTGCAACGTCGCAACTGAGCTTGGCCGCGCATCAGGCACGATGACCTCTCTGGTGGAAGCGGCAGTGCGCAGCCTGGCAGGCGTGGTATCGGGACCGATCTCGCTGTCCGGTCTTTACGGCAAGTCGAGCGAAAGCTTCTGGCATGCAAGCCTTGGCGCCGGCGCGTTCAACTATCGGTTGCTCGGGACTGACAGCAGCGGGAATATCTACGCATGTGCCAGCATGCGTCTCGCATATCTCCTTGATGCGTTTTTTGAGCAGGGCCGGATCGGTGCGGTGGGATTTGTAATGGTAGGTCGAGGTGTCGACGGGCAAGAACCTTGCAGGCCCTTCTGATCGACACACCCCAATCCGCCAGCATCCCATCCACGAGCTCGCGCTTGCGATCCGGCATCAGAGCTTTCGCTTGATAACATCCTGCAGCATCTCGCGATCAAGCGTCAGGTCCGCCACAATCCGCTTGAGCCGCGCATTCTCATCCTCGAGCTCGCGAAGCCGACGCATCTCGGTCGGCAAAAGCCCTGCGTATTTCTTCTTCCAGTTGAAGTAAGTTGCCTGGCTGATCCCTGCCTTCCGGCAGACCTTGCACTGCTACCCAACCCTGGACCGCCCGTAGCTAGAGTTTTGCACCTCGCTGATCCGACACCATTCTCTGGACCACCCGGGGTTAGAGTTTCCCGGCCATTATCACGGTGACGGGCTGGGTGCGTCACCGGGATTCATCAGCGTGATCGGGGGCTTGTTGCCGATGGCACCATGCGG